GCAACTTTACCTATACCACTAGCTACCATACTAGTGGCTTTAGCATAGCTTCCAATAATAGGAGCATCAGATAATTTGTCGGCATATTTAGCAATAGTACTGGCTGGTCCAGAAATTTGACCATCCATTTTGTACTCACTTGATTGTAATACTAATGTTGTGTTTTTAGTTAAACCAGTTAATTCAATATCTTCCATCCAAGCATAACATATAACTGTAACACCTCCTGTAGTTACACCATTGGCACTACGTAAAGCAGCATATTGCATGAAATCTATTGTTCCTAAATTCTTAGCCTCATACTGATCAGATAATCGACTAAAGTTCTTAAAATTTAAATATGGTAAAACCATTTCAACTGAAGATGAGCTTTGTGGATCCAACCACACATGAGGTTTCTGTGAATAAGCACATTGCATAACATTTACCCAATTATTACTATTTTTATTTTCTCGAAGTCGAGAAAAAGGTGTATAAATACAAGCTAAAGAACCATAATAAAATTGGCTTGCATTAATAACAAATTTTAGATGTAAATTTCCTCGAAACATAGCAAAATTAGCTAATTTGTTGGAAATAACAGTATCACTCAAATACTGAAACCACACATATTGATCCTGCAATAATATCCCAGCTGGAGCATTTTCTGCCCATGTAAAAGCAAAGATCTCAATAGGTCTTCGCAAAAAATCTTTAAGTTGTTGATCAACAACTTGGGAAGATACAACTGAATCTAAAGGTGTATATAAGTTTAATTGATCTCCCACTTTTTCTTCAACAAATTGTGTTTGTTCCTGTTGACTGGAACTTGTTTTAACGTCTTCTAACACTACAGACTTATTATTCATATTCTGAGCGAGTTGTTTATTTATCTCGACTAAGGATTGTAACTCAAAACCCATGTCAAAGTTATAATTTTTGATGTCAGTGTCACATCTATCTGAAAGATATTTAGCTCGAACTAAAGACTCACTAATTAATGTGTCCATGCTTTCAGTTTGTAGGGATAACTGACCTACTACTGAACAGTAACTACACAAAAATTGATTTTTTTGGTTACGACCATAAATCCAGGCCGCGTCTTGAACATCATCAATAGCATTGATGAATCTCTCAACGATTTGTTCTTCAGTGAATATAGGATATTTCTCCATATACACTCTTAGTGTTTCATTAACACTCAATGTTTTAATAAAATTTGTCATTTTATTAAAAAATTCTTTTCCATGAAAATAACTTTCATTATGAGCTGAAACTATAGCTTGAGCTAATTGTTCCTCTAAACAAATGACTTTAGACTTAACTTGATAAGTTAACATTTTGAAAATAGAATTTGTATCCAACGGTGCAACCCAAGTGTTTAAACTCTCATGAAAGATAAATTTTCGTTTAAGAAAATCTACTTGATTTATGTATATAAAAGGTATAGAGTCAGCTTCTTTCTGCGACATAGTATAACCTAGTCCTAAACTCTCTAATATACGTTTAATATTAGTATGATTAAAATCATAGTCATTTGTAGAAAATATATGATCATCACCTAATGTTAAAAGAGATACATTATTAAAAAAATTAGTAGAATCATATCCACACTTTTCATAAGCATACATCATATAGAAAGTTGATAACATACAGTTAAAAACAGTTGTTATCTGGTGACCCGAAACTTCTCCTCCCAACAGGGTGATTAACATACCGAAGAAATCTATTGTTGGATTAACAGCATCTGCTTTAAAAGTTTC